GATGGTCACAACATAAACATAGCGCTAAAACTGGTACTATAAGTAAATTCTATAATGCCATAAGAAAATATGGCATTAATGATTTTACTATTTCTATTATTGAATATGATTTATTAACAGAAGAATTAAATAATGCTGAAAATAAATGGATGAAATATTATGATTCCATTAATAGTGGTTATAATACATATTCAGCCACATATTATAAATCTAATAAAGATAAATTAACTGCTTCTGAAAGAATGAAAATAAATAATCCTATGTTTAATCAAGAAGCCAAAGATAAAATGTCTAAAAATCATTTTATGAAAAATCCAGATAATGTTTGGAATATTGGTGAAAATCACCCAAACTTCGGTAAAAAATTTCCTAGAACAAAAGAACAAATTTTAAAGCAGTCTGGTGATAAAAACCCAAGTGCTAAGATTATTAAAATATATGATGATAAAAATAATTTATTATTTACTTGCCACGGTAATTTTAAAATCTTCAAGTTCATCTTCTAAATTTGATGAAAATGTTCCTAAGTATTTTTTATAAGTATTCTTATATACGTTTCTAAACATAGATGTTAAAATAATCAATAAAGTAAATATTCCAATACCGAGGTATAAAAATATCCAAAACTTACTTGCTAACCAAACTGATCCCCAAAATCCTAAAAAATATTTCCATTATTTATTCTTTCTATCCTTCTTATCCGTCTATCTTTTTATTTTACATTGAAACCGCTGCCATATCTGAATGTGTATCACTTGACCCAATGTTATCATATTCCCATAATTTTCGATTTATATCATTAGGTAATTTTAGTTTTTTCATTGCTCTTACATAAATCATTTTGACTTGTGGGACCGTTAAATCTAATTTTTCCGCAATTTCTTCAAATGACATTTCTGCCCCATCAATACCTGCATCTTGAGACTGTTTTTGCTCTTTTTTTGACCATTTTTTTTGTTTTTTAATTGACATTATTTTTCCTATTCTTTTTTTTTGTTTTGTTTTGATCTTGATTAAGAATAGCTACAACACCTGTAATCTTTTCATTAAAATATACCCTTAAATGCAACATTAAATGCAACATTAAATGTTACTACTATGGATTTTTAATCCATTACTTTGAGCAAGCGGCGAGAACCACCAAAAATTAAAAGTATTTCATTAAAAGTCCATAGAGATAAGTTCATCAAAGATATTTGTATGTTTTGTTTTAAATATAAGTAAATCTTTAACGCTATTTTCAACAATAGATTTAGTGAATAATTCCAAAGCTTCTAAATTAGGAGCTTCATCAACAATGTATTCAGCACAATCATTAAAATTTTCTCTAAAATGTTCTAAAATTTTCTTGTCTATAAGTAAGTTTTCCATTAGTTTCCTTAGTGATTTTTTAAAAAGTCCAAACTAAATAAATAGTTCTGGAATTTCATCTTTTAAGTAAGAATAAATTTCATTGGTAATTTGAAGCTTAATAAATCGAGAGTTAGTTTTAACACCTTTACGAATTACCTCACCATCTACGTGAGTCTTAGATGTTAATGCAATGTTATATTCACCATTAACATATCTTGTAATAGCAGAATTAATGAAGGTAAAACAAGTTACATAATTATCAGAAATGGTTAAATCCAACTCTAAGAAGCCTTTACGTGCTAATGGTTTAGCAAACACTTTTTCAATTACCACTTCTTTAATGTAATCAGGAATGTTAGTAGATTTTAAGTTACGGATAACATCTTTAGCGTGTTCAATTGCTTTGAAAAACTCCACTTTATTTTCTTTAAAATTTTCAGTTAAAGCAGCTGCCTCACTACCTAAATGAATTTGTTTATCCAGGTTAAGTGGAATACGGATCTCATCCGCAATTAATGAAGCTGAAAAAGCTCTTGTACGGTCATAAGAATTTGTGATGATAATAGTATCACCTGTATCATTTTCTAAAAAAACTGAATGTTGAGAATTAAAGTTACAGTATTTTTCACCTGAAACAAATTTAAACTCTGGTTCTAAAATTTTAATAATTTCACTTGTGTAAATCGGAACATATTTATCCGATACATTTCCTGATACATTTTCAAATGATGTTAATTCACTGATTGAATTAAATAAAGCTAATTTTGTCTTTGCCATTTTCTATCCTTCTTTTGTTTATGTTATATTATAAGATAAAGTACATTAAAAGTACCTTAATCTAGTTTTTAAATCCTAATTCTAATTCATTTTTAATTATGTTTAATAGTGGAGAAGTAATATATTGATTAACTAAAAATTTAGTAAGTTTATCACCAGTTTTAAATAAATCAAGAATCTTAGTATAATTTGTTAAAGAGCCATCTGGGTTGATTGGGTTTTCAAGTTTTAAACCTAACATTTTGTTCATCATTGATTGTTTATTGTTTTAGGTTTTTCATGTATTTCTTTTTTTAAGGAAGAGGTTAACCTCTTATCCTTTATATACTATATTATAAGATAAACTACATTAAGAGTACCTTAAACAGAATCTAAATTAGTATTTAATTCCTAATGCTTTTCTACCTGGACTTCTTCCATCTTTTTCGCGGTATGTTTTATCTGCGTGACAATTCTTACATAAAGTCATTAAGTTTTCTTCTGAGTTATTTGAAGGGTCACCATCAATATGGTCAACATCTAATTGATAGTTATGATGAATTTCTGCTTTACAATCATATCCATAATCTAATCTGCCATCACTATTTTCACAATAATTTTTTCTGTGTTTTCTGTAAGGGTGTTTAGAGTTATCATAATCTGCAATAGTCTTAAACCCATTTTTTTTAGCTTTTTTAAGGTTAATATGTCTATCATAATCTGCAATACTTTCGAAACCATTTGCTTTAGCTTTTTTAAGATTAATATATCTATCATAATCTGCAATAGTATTAAAACCATTAGCTTTTGCTCTTTTTAAAGCTAATGTCTTTTCTCTTTCAGTTTCATAAGCTTTAACTGTTTTAAATCCTAAAGTTTTAACATATTTTAATTTTAATTTTCTAATTAATATTTTATATGTTTTAGAACCGTGTTTTTCAGATATTTTTTGGTTTTTTTCTTTATTTAAGTTAGCGTGGGTTTGACATAAAAATCCAATATAAATTTTCTCATAAGGATTTTCAAAGTTAACTTCAATTTCTAATCTATATCTGAAATCTTTGTCACCATTTTGCCAATCTGTAATATTATGTGCATTTTTATCACATTTCCAACAAATTGGATGTTCTCTTGTTCCTCTTGCGGAATCTTCAATAACTCTTGTTTTTAATTCATTAACAACATCATATTCTAGCCAAACCGTATTAGCCGCATTTATTTTTAACTGTTTAATTTCTTTTTTAGTCTTTTTCATGTTTTATATCCTTTATATGCTATATTATAACATATTAAAGATTAAGACCTTCTTAAAAGGTCTTGGAAGCTATTTAAAACATTCCCATCTTTCCTATTAACTCAAAGCAACCGTTATTTAAAAAGTAGTTGTTAAGCTCTCCGGGATTAATATTATTTCCAGTAGTATCATATTCATTTATAATTAATTGTCTAATATCATCTGGAATACCTGCAGGTAAAGCAAGCATTTCATTCATATCATAGTTTAATTGGTGAATAGGATTTCTGTCCATAAATTCCTGATCAGTAAAACCTTCTTTTGCCTTTTTCTTAGCATAAGATTTAGCTCCGAAAGGAGGTTGTTTGTAAGCAGAAAGTTTATTTTTCTCAAATAATTCTGGGAAATCTTCTTTATGCTTTTTAATGAAACTTTGATCTATTTCGTGCCTTTTAGGCCAAGCTTTTAATTCAGTCATATTAGGATATAAGCTTTTAAAAGCATCACTAAACTGAGTATAAGCTGTAATACCTAAAAGATAATCACCTTTATCTCCGAAAAAACAGTGTTCCCATTTTAGAACATCTAATTCTTCTTGATGAAACTCAACATATCCACATTGTTTTGTCTTATGGTTATGTTTAGTTTGCCAGTATTTTACATTAGGATTTTCCAAAGTATAATACCAATCGTGGTCTAAAGATTTTACAATTACTTCGTGACCTCTGTTAGAAAGTTCTTCAGCTAATACAAATCCTGTATCATCACCCTCAACTTTTGGTAAATCAATTACCTTAAAAGTAGTATTTTCTTTTAATAAAGTAACCATTTCGGCTGCTAGTTTTTTCTCTTGAGCCCAATTTATTCCCGTCTTATCATTCTTCATTCGTCCGTGCTTGTATCCGGACCAGTGATCTTTCCTCCAATAAGGTTTGCTATCCGTTGCTATTACAACTTCATCTACTCCAAATCTTGTTTTGAAAAATGATAAATAATCTAAAGTTTTGAATAAAAAAATATCTTTATATTCATCAAAATTAAATAATCCATTTTTGTCACGTTTAAGTTTTAATTTGTTTTGAGCGTAAGTTGTAGAAGAGAATGCAAACCTATAAAAAATTGGACTCATATCAACGATTAACGTCTTCAATAAGTCTCCTTCAATTTTTAATTAAGATTTAGGTATTAGCCTAAGTCACTTAGTAAGTCATCTAATTCAGCATCAGAGTTATTTTCTGATGTTTCTGTAGCTGGTGTAGCTGGTGTAGCTGGTGTAGCTCCTAAGTCTAATCCTGTATTAATTACAGTTTCAGTTTGAGCTGTTGTAACTGCAACTTGTTCTGCTTTATCAGCTGCATCTGGTTTAGTGTCAGCACCAGGAGCATATTTACCTTCTTTAAGAAAACGATCTCTCATATCTAGTAAATCTTCATAAGACTTAAAAAAAGTTGGTTCATAAAAATCTTTTAGTTTATGAGCATTAGCCACAATATCTTCAGAAGCCGATGGTCCATCAGGATAAATACCAGTGATTTTATCTGCAAATTTACTTGAAGCATAAGTTGGAAAACCATTATCACCATCTTTAACCTTAATTAGAAAGTTTGCACCTTCAATTGGGTTATAAACTGGAACTGGAGCTTCATCAAGAGCTTTCATTTGCTCAGTTTGAATCATTACTTCTTTAAGCATATCAATCATTGTTTTTGACATATCATACAAGAAAATTTTACCTTCATTTTGAGGGTTAGAAGGGTCTTTAATTACCTTAATATTAGTAATAAATCTTTGTGAACGACCACAAGTTTTAGCCTTTTCTTTTTCCCCTAAGTTCCAAAGTTCTGTAAACTTTTCATTAAATGGGTCTTTAAGTCCAATTGACATTGGAGACCATTCAGAAACAAAATAACCTTTTTTAGAGTTTTGAGCATTAATACGTGTCATTGGAATAAACGGAGTGTTATCTGGGTCTGGTAAAAATCTAATAATAGCTCCACCATTTCCATTTTCATCACGAGATAGTTTCCAAAATCTTGTATCTACTTCATTATCATATTGCTTTTTATCACCGAATGCGTTATCTTGCAGGTTGCCTGCCATTGAGTCCCAAGAAAAATCCATATTGTATCCTTTTATTTTACCTATACCTAGGTGGTCAAATCACTCAAATGAGTGGGCTAAATAGCCAACCTAATTTTAAAGTCAAAAAACTTTTTGACTAACTATTGAAATTGGCCTTACACTTTCGTTGCCAATAACATATTATAAAACATTAACATTAATTTGATATTAAAAAATAATTTCTAAATTAAATACTTGTTTATGTATTGTTTATATGCTATTTATAAATCTAAACTATTGTGCTTAATACAAATTGGAAAATTTGATTTTCCATTACTACACGATATTTACCATTCTTTCCTTTAATTTTTAACTTAAAGTCCATACTTGGAAGGCTTAAAAAATTATCAATTGGAATTGCAATATCAAAATCTTCACCTGAGTCTAAAGTTGGAGATAAGTTAATCTTATAAGAATTATCTTGACGAGCAAAAGATTCTTTATTTCCAGTTTTTAAAGAAACTTTATCGCCTTCTTTTAGAATAAATAAATCTTTTAGTGTTTTAAAAACACTAGCACCTTTACGAATTCTGTTAAAAAGCTCAACATCAATATCAACTTCAACTACTGATTCAGCTGCACAAGTAGATATAACTTTTTCTGGGTCAGTTGTAAAATCTCCCAATGAAGTTGGAGAAGAAGTTACAAATTTAATTGTGCTATCATTATCTTGAGCTACAATTATTTTATTATCCAAAACAATTGTAGGATCTTCCAAAATAGTTAAAGCTCCTAAAAAGCTTGATAAGTCAAAAATTCCGAATGACTCCCAGGGAGTTGGTTCTAATTTTGAAAAATCAATATTAGCAATAACATTTTTATTTTGATTTTGAATTGTTGTAACTGGGTAGTCTAATATCGCTGAGTTAGTTATATTAGTTATAGATTGAATAACTTGAATACTATTTTCATTTAGCATTTATTTCCTTTGTGTCTTTGTTATTTTATATTATATATCTTGTTTATTAAACCTAAATTAAACTTTATAGAATAAATTCTAATTCGATTTCTTTTTCTATGATTGGATGTCCTTCACTTTGATAGAAGGATTTTCTTTCCCAGAAATGTTTTAGAGAATAAGTATCTTTTTTATAAGTAAAACAATCCACTAAGTCATAAATGTAAACATTATTTCCTTTTTCTTTATGTAATCGCATAACTCTTCCCATTGCTTGTAAAACTAATGTATAGCTTTTTGTAGAACTCAGAAACACTAAGTTTTTTAATCTTGGAATATTAATTCCTGTAGATAATACAGCCATTTGACCAATGACAATAGCATCTGATACTTCATTTAAGTGTAATCTAATTTTTTCTCGTACGGAACTTTTAGTGCTTCCGGACATAAAGAAAACATTTAATTCTTTCATCATTTCAAAATCAGATTTTTTCTTAGTTGTGAGTTTTACTCCGGTTAAAGCAAAAAAAGTTGCCTCACCGTGCTCTGTAGTGTTATATAAAGCAACCGTAACACCTTTTAGCTTGTTTAATAAATTATTTACAAAATTTAAGCGAGCTTGGCTTTCCCTAATAAATGCTACTTCTGGCTGATATTTCATATTACTTCTGGTAGCTTTTCTAGGATGGGTTAAAAACAATGAAATAATACTTGTATTAGTTAGTAATCCTAAATTCATAAGTTGCTTAGCATTTATAATTCTTATGGGTTTACCTAATGCTTGTTCTAAAGCCATCGCGTCCACTTTAATAATGGGGAAACTTCCAGTCATACCAAGTTTAAATTCACAAGGCTGTTTCAATATTTCTTGTAAGATATCAGCTTTTGCTTGATGACAATTTGATACACATAGATTATTAGCAAAGTAATTATGGTTATCTTTTATGTGCAAATTATATGTATCACCAATATACTTTATCTTTTCAATTTTTAATATTTTAGCCATTATTTTCCTTAATTTTTTTAAAACTATCTATAGAATTATTAAGCTTTCTCATAGATTCGTTATCATATTTTGCATT